GACGAGTTGTTAATTCTTCAATTGTCTTTTGTTGTTCTTTGATAGCTTCGATTAACAATCCAACCATATTTGAATAGGCGACTGTTTTAAATCCACCTTCAGTTTCACCGATAACTTCTGGTAATACTTGCTCAACTTCTTGAGCAATCAAACCGATCTCTTTCTTACCGTTTCTTAGATAAGAAACACCACGAAGACTATTCACAACTTCTACAGCTTTATTTAGCGTTTCTACATTCTCTTTTAATCTTGCATCAGATGTAGTAGTGAACGAGTCGCCAACAACCGCCTTAAATGTATTCGTAGCGCCAGTGAAGCTGTTGTTATTTGAAAACGTCTGTACCCCAGAGAAGCTATTAGTACCAGAACTAGAAATAGCTCCGCCGAAATTATTCGTTCCGTTGTGGTTAGTTGTGCCAGAGAAAGTTATTGTTCCAGAGAACGTATTATTACCAGAGAAAGTTTGAGTAGCTGACAATAATGCTACATCTGAACTAACGTCAATAGTTGGGTTACCAGCGACACCGTCGCCGTTAGAAACAACGATTCTTCCAGATGTACCAGTGATTGTTCTAGTTGCTGATGTGCCAGAGGCAGTTCTAACATAAACACCATTAGTACTAGTAGCAGCCAATGCAGTTAAGTCGGCATCATATGGTTGTACGTCTGTACCAATAACCAGACCAAGAGTTGATCTAGCAGTAGAAGCTAAGTCGGCTGCAACTAGAGATCTACCATATGCTGTGAATGTAGCCAAAGTTGCAGAGCCAGCACCGTTGAAGTATGGTAATCTATCTGCGGCAGAAGTCAACCCACCCAATGCAGCTAGTTCGACATCGTAACCCATAATGTCGGTACCAATAACTAAACCTAAGTTAGTTCGTGCACCAGCAGCAGTACTAGAACCAGTACCGCCTACATTAACAGGAATAGTGCCACCAGAGATACTAATGCTTCCAACGGTAACAGCACCGCTAAATGTAGCAGTAGTACCAGTTAAAGCGCCTGCAAGTGATAGTGTATTTAATGCTGTACCACCAGTAGAATCTCGAGCAACAATAGTTGATACTACGTTCGTAGAGGAAGAGTTCATTCCATCTAGTAAGTCTGCGTCTAGACCAGAACCAGAACCGTCTACTGTAATTAGCTTCGCTAAAACATCAGCTGCAGTATAACTAGCTGCTGTTAGACCAGTCGCAATAGCTGCGCTAATGTTACTAAAGTTAGCATCAACTTCAGCGTTGGTTAGAGGGCTACCTTTAGTTCCTCTAAGAGTTAGCGATGGAGCTGTGATGTTTGCCATTTAAGGTTTTCCTTTTACTTCAATCTATTTATTAGCTAAAAGTTGAGTCAAAAGAGATTTAATCTCTGATAGTTCGTTCTTTAAATTGTTTATTTCGTTAGCTTGCTCAGATGCCTGCATTTGGCGTTTTAAAGCAGCTTCTTTCTGTTTCATATAATTGTTATACTCAGTCATATTCGTGTTGATGATGGCTCCGTTAGAGGTATCCCTAACCAAACCATCATGTCCACTAACTTTTAAAAAGTCCATATTAAGCGCAGGCGATTACTCTTAAGTCTCTGATTCGTGGCACAGCTGCCGAATTGGTAGACTTCATAACAATCTTAACAACAATATTATCAAATGGGGTCATGTTTTCTAAGTCGTAATCTACGTCGTAGAAAGAGTTATCTCCAAGTTCTACCTTGGTGATACCATTACCCATTGGTGATACTAATGTATATTTAGTGGTTCTTAATTGTGAAGAGTCACCAACACAAGTCTTGTAATAAACTTGAACGTCAGATCCATTCGGAACATTGGCTGCAAACTTGATGCGAACCGAAGTTGAGCTTAGAGCTAACTTAATTGGAGAAGTCACATATTTGCTGTATGCAGAGCTTCCAACAGGAGCGATCTCATCCACGAACAACTCACGTAGTTGAACAGTAGAACCAGTGACTGAGTTTTCAGCGGTTACTGCTGTGTTGAGAATTAAAGTATCAGTTGTGCCATCGTCTTTATAACCAGTCACTAAGAACGTACCGTTATTGCTTGTAGTTCCAGAAACGGTGATATATTTACCGATAGCGATATTATCAATAGCTGAACGAACCGCTGCAGCAGTTGAAGTGATACATCCTGGGTTACCAGCGTACTCGAGAATAGTAGTACCGTTAATTGCTCTACCGTATGTATGGATAGGAGCAGCGCCACCGAAAGCACCAGCTTGGATAACATTATATAAGCTAGAGCCATAGTAGTACTGAGAACCAGCGGTAATACCAGTAGCATTTGCTGTCCATAGAGTACCAAGGTTTGAGAAAGAGAACGCACCAGTAGCACCAGTGAACATCGTCTTTAGATCTAGAGCAGCTACGTTTACATTAGTTTCGGTAGGAGCATTAACCTTATTGTTGATTGCAACTAAAGAAGTTCTAGTAGTATCAATAATTGGGGATAGTGCATCGTTGGTAGAACTGATTCCGATATTGAATGTGACCGAATCGCCACCAGCAAGAAGATTGGTTTCGTTGATCTCAGAAGCAATCATTCTTGGAGTAGCGAAATAATTATTTTCCTTATTCAAGCATGGAGTATATGTTCCGTCTACGATATAAGGTGTTTGTCCACCATCTACTGCCTTACCAGATGTTGTTTTGATCTTAAATGTGGTAGAAGTATCTGAGAATGTTTGCATCTCAATTGATGGTAGTAGAACATCAAATTGAATATTCTTGGTAGCATATACCGCAGATCCACCATAATATCCAGTTGATGTAGCAGATGTTGTAGTAGTGAATGTGTATGAATTCATATCAATATTAGAAATCACACGGTTACCATTCAATTCTGCAGCTGGAATTCCTGCTAATGTAGAAGTAATACCACTAATAGTTACGGTAGAACCATCAGTCATGCCGTGATCCCAATGCCAAACACGAACAGTATTAGTGCCAGAAACTGTTTGAATTGGGTCAACTTCTAATAGCTGACGTGGGTTAATGTCGTTAACGAAATCAACGCTACCAACTGTACTAGTGTCGAACTTGGCACGGTAAATTGTGAACTTAATATCTTGATTTTGTTCAGCAGTCCATGTAGAAGCGTTCTGTGATTTAAACATAACGCCATTATATGGTTGTTGGGAGATCGTTCTACCAGCAGCGCCAGGAATTGAATCACCCATATTTGAGATCCAAATCTTATAGTTGTTTGAATCTGACTGTAGAACGAAACAGTATTCACCACCATTCTGCACATACACAGGGGTTGGGAAAGTGAATGTTGTAGGCGTGTCGTATGTTGGATAGCTTGCGCCATCTTCTAACTGAACGCTAGTGTTTGATAGTTTTACTTGTTCTGGTTTTAAAGTAACACGTGAGAACGGTAGAACATTCTTACCTGGATACCCATTGACCATCTCACGCAATTCTAATGTGACTGGGATGCTATCATCTTTTGTCGCAAAGAACACGTCAATCTTAGTCAAGAACGCACCACCCTTTTGTTCAACTAGGAATGATTGCGCTAATGGGTCGTACCATCCGCTATCTGCAACAACTCGAGCGCCTGTTGACTGCCATACAGTTTGAGAATCCGTTACCATCTCACGAACTAACTCAGCGTTGCGCACGGCATTGATAGTGGTTTGCTTGGTTTCTAGAACACCTTCTGAGTGGTATACTGCACGACCACGACTAGTGTACTGTCCGTCTACAGTCGAAACATCAACCAATTTCAATTCCTTAGATCCGCAACGGAAATGCATTGCGTCTGTGTTAGGAATATTGTAGATAAAATTAACATCACCATTAGCATTAGTAGTTAAATTCGTAGGAGTTGTGATAGAAACAACAGTTCCTACTGCTCCACTAACAGAACCAGTAATAGTTTGACCATTAACAAATGTGCCATTTACGTTAGCTACTTCTAGAGTTAATGCGCCAGTGGCTGGATCTTGCGTTTTGCTGATGACAACAGCCCAAGCATTACCTAAGTTATTGGTAACAACATCGCCACGGTTTAAACAAACTTGCGAGTCTCCGTTGATACGGCGTTTTGTTTCATTAGTATTACCACCGACGTTCGAAGAATCATCAAATGTTCCAGAAACAACAGTATATACTAACTTTGATGTTGGTGTGACATATGAAGAGATATCAACGCCATCAAAGTATGCCCAGAAACGTGTGTTTGGTTTTAGACCCTTAGACTGAACTAAAACATTTCTTGAACGAATATACGGAATAACTGCAGTTGACACTACACGATCACCAACAGTCTCATAATCAACCTTTTGTACTAATGATGTTTGAAGACCGAAACGTGAC